GACTGCGGACCCGGATGCCCGTCCTGCTCCCGCCCCCGTCCCGGCGCCGCCGCTCGATCCTCAGCCGCAGCCTGAGGACCCGGCGTGGCCGGAGCCCGTTCCGGCGCCTGAGGCTGGTCCTGGCGGCGATCCCGACCCCCAGCCGGACCCCGCGCCTGAGGGGAAGGACTGCTTCGGGGAGTCCGTCTCGATGGACCCAGGCACCTGGGTTGTCGGGCCCGTCAAGTGCGCTCTTCTGTGGGCGTTCGTCCCCGAGTCCACGCCTACGAACCTGGTCGACCTCGGCGGTCGGATCGTCGAGTTCCAGCCGATCTCCTTCGTCGTCGACATGGGGCAGATCGACGTGGTCGACCTCGGGCGGGATTGCCCGGACTGGACGGTCAAGGTCGCCGGTCTGGAGCAGAACGTCGTGTGCGAGTCCTCGTACATCGCCGCGATCGTCCAGGGCCGACCGGTCCTCGGCACGCTGATGCTCGCGGCGGCTTACGCCCCGCTGATCCGGTCGCTGTTCTACGCGGCCTCCCCCTGGAAGATCACCCCTCTCCCTTAGGACGTGCACCGTGGTCACCGAAGGCGTTCTGAACTGGCTTGCAGGGCTTCTCCTGTCCTTGATCGGCCGTCCCTCCACTGACTACTCCCCGGGCCTGGATGAGAGCATCGAAGCCGCCTACGGCGAACTCGCCGCGCTCAACTTCTTCCTGCCGATTACGGAGCTGATGAGCCTGGTCGCGATCATGATCGCCCTCGCCCCGCCGATGCTGGCGACGACCATCGCGCTGTGGGTCGGGGTCGGCGTCATCCGCGGCGGGCAGTCGAGGATCTGATGGCCCGCCTCCTTCGCCTTGTCGTCGCCGTCACGCTCGTCCTGTTCGCCGGGTTCTGGCTGTTGACGTTCATGCCGTGGCTCACGTCCGCGTCGGCGCTGGGCTGGCTCATGTACGTCGGGTTGGCTGCGTGGGTCGTCCTCGGCCGGCGGTCAAGGGCCGTCAGGCGAGTTCACCCGAACGGGCCACCAGCTGCACCCGATCGGGGGATGCTCTGATGATGGGCACGCTGATCCAACTCCGTCCCGACCTCGCCCCCGCGCCGCTCTGTGACGCGTGCAGGCGCACGGCGGTCGTCTACATCGGCGTTCACCTGGACGACTCCTCCTGGGTCGACACCTGGTCCCCCTCCTGCGTGGAGCACCTGGTCACCGCGCTCGACCTCGCCGCCCCGTCATCCCTGCTGGTCCGCTCCGCTCCTGCGGCTCCGTCTGAGGCAGGGGGAGTCTCGCCGGACCCCGACAGCGGCGGAGCCGCCGAGGGTCCGGGGAGTCCCCTGCCGACACCTGCACACCTGGAGGACCCGTCATGATCGGTCGCGCTGTCGTCGGTGCCGTCTCCCGAGGGCCCCTGCTCATGGCCCACCACCGGGCCGTCAAGCGTCGTCGCGGGTACGCCATCCACGCCTACGTCGGCCCGAACGGCTCCGGCAAGAGCCTCCTCGCGGCGGCCGACACCCTCCCGACCCTGGACGGCGTCCTGTGGGCGTGCGACAACCCCGACCACCGTCACACCCAGGCGGGCATCACCTCCGGGGTGCGCAGGGTCCTGAGCACCATGCGGTTCACCGACCCCTACGGCGACGACCATCCCCTCTGGCAGCCCCTGGACGACTACGTCAAGATCGTGGAGGCGGAGCACGTCGACCTGGTGCTCGACGAGGTCGGCGGCGCTGTCGCCTCCTCGTCCGGCGCCGACGACCTGCCCATGCCGGTCAAGGCGTCGCTCCAGGAGCTACGGCGCCGGGACGTGGTCTGCCGGTGGACCGCCCCGTCCTGGGCCCGCGCGAGCAAGGTCCTGCGCGAGTGCTCCCAGGCCGTGACCATGACCCTCGGCTTCATGCCCGTCCCCCACCGCGACGGTGTGTGGTTCGACGGCGTCCATCCGACCTGGGACCTGTCTGCCGATGGTCGCCGGGTGGAGGAGTCCATGTGCGATATCGAGGGCGAGCACGTTCACGACTCCGGGCGGCTGTGGGGCGCCCGGCGGCTCATGTTCGCCCGCACCTTCGACGCCGCAGTCTTCGACGAGTGGACGACCGCCAAGCGCGAGAGCGTCCGTCCTGAGGTGCGGGAGGTGTTCTGGCGTCCGGGCTCTGAGGCTGAGGGCGCTTACGACACCCACGCCTACGTCTACAAGTTGGGGCAGGTCACAGAGGGCGGGACCTGCCTGACCTGCATGGGCAAGCGGGCCGCCAAGCGGTGTGAGTGCGGGGACGCGGGTCAGCCTGCGCGCAGGGGCACTCGGGTCCCCGTCGACCTCGTAGCTTCTACGTCCTGACAGACTGCGGGGCAGGCGCCTTCCCGCGCCTGCCCCGCCTGAACCCACGAGGAAGCCCCCCTCATGAGCAGTACCACGGTAGCGCCTGCTGTCTACTCCTTCGGTGACCTGGCCCCGATCGCGGCGGCCCTGGCCCCGGTCGCCCTCGCCACCGTCGATGATCTGGCCGCTCCGCTGGCGGCCTTCGGCACCCGCCTTCACGTCGGCCAGGGCGAGCATCCCTCCGTCGTCTCCTCCTTCCAGACGCTCACCCGCTGGGGCGGGTTCCCCGCAGTGGACGACGTCCCTCTGCACCTCGCGGGCGCTGACGTCGTCGAGGGTCGCTCCTTCCGCCTGACCCTCGGCGTCGGCGGGGCTCGCCTGCGCTGCTTCGACGCCAACCGGGTCGAGCGTGCGGCTACCGCCGCCCGGGAGCGGGTCGCCCGGGACGTGGCCCTTCGGGCTGGTCTGTGGGCGTCCGGGGACGTTGACGCCCTGGAGGCGCTCGACACGGCTACGGGTCGGTGCGTGGTCGAGTGGTCCAGGCGATCCCGCTCCCGGATGGTGGAGGCGTTCGCCAACCTCGACTACCGCCCCATGCTCCGTGAGGGCACGACCCCGGGCATGGTGACCGTGTCCTACCCGGGGGACTGGCTGGCGGTGGCTCCCTCCGGTCCCGTGGCCAAACGGCACCTGGACAACCTCCGGCGAGCCTGGACGCATGCTTTCGGCTGGTCCCCGGTGGGCCTGTGGAAGATGGAGTTCCAGGGCCGGGGCGCGCCGCACTTCCACTCCTACCTCCCGGTCCCGGTGCACGGGCCGGACGGGGAGCCCTTCGTGGTCTGGCTCGCCCGCACCTGGGCTCGCATCGTGGGGGCCTGCGAGACGTGCGAGACGTGCGGCGCTCGGTCCGATCGCTGCGGGGACTGGCGGTGCATCGTCTGCACCGGGGTCCGCTGCTGCGTAGCTCCGTCCTCCGAGCGCATCCGCAACCGCCATGCGGGCACCGGCGTCGACTTCGGGGCAGCCTCGCGGTTCCTCGACCCACGCCGCCTGGCCCTGTACTTCCTCGGCCACTCCACCAAGGGCCCGGACGGCAAGGAGTACCAGCACCAGGTGCCCGAGCAGTGGCAGGAACCGGGCAAGGGCCCCGGGCGCTTCTGGGGGTTCTGGGGCCTCGACCGGGCTCAGGTCGACGTCGACCTGTCCTGGCGGGAGTTCTGCCACCTCCGCCGGGTCATGCGCCGCGTCGCCCGCGCCCGCTCGGTCGTCACCGCCATGGACGTCCGGCGCCATGCCTGCGTCCGCGACCCCGGGCACCGCCCCGAGTGCCGCTGCTACCTGTCGGTCCGTCCGCCCCGGCGCTGGACCCTGGGGTCCGGGGGCGCTCTGACGGGGGGGTTCGTGCTGGTGAACGATGGCGTCCGCCTGGCCCTGGACCTCGCCCGGTGTGCTCGTGCGGTCGCCGCTGGGATGGCCGGCTCACCCGAACGGGCTAGGGCTGTACCGCTAGGCCCGTAGCCTCCTGTCCGTGCTGGAGATCCCCTGGCCCGTCCTTTGGTCGGCGCTTGCTTTCGTCGGGGCCGTCTGCGGGTTCGTCGGCTACGCAGTCGGTACCAACGTCGGGTGGCGGCGGGTGGACCGCCTGACCGACGAGCTGCGGCGGCAGATCGAGCGTGTCCGGCGCGAGGAGGCCGAGCGACAGGCCGCTCGGCGACCCTGGTGGCGTCGTTGACTGATCTCGTGCTGGCGCTGTGCTTCTTCGTCCTGTCTTGGAACTCCTACCGCCACCATGCATACGTGCGCACCCTGAGGGCCCGGGTTGAGCACCTCGAAGACGTCGTCATGGTCGAGGGCCTGGGCCCGGACGAGGACTACCTGCCGTAGCGCATCTGCGCCGCCTGGCGGGTCGTGCCCGTGGCTCTTGCCACGGCGGCCCACGAGCGGCCGTCCGCCCGGATGGCGTCGACCCCTGCCTGGATCGCGGCGTCCACCTCGGCGCGCAGTGCGACCAGGTCGGCCAGGTCCTCGACGTCGGCCGCCGCCATGCGTCGTCCGTAGGCCCGTAGGACGCGCCGGGCGAACTTGGCGTACTCGGAGTGCTCCACCGTGCGGGTCGTCGTCATGGTGTCAAGCCTGCCTTGACACTGGATCGAGTACCAGGGTTCGGGCGGGGCTTCACCCGTTCGGCTTGTCGGCGCGGGGCCTGACGGACGAGTCCCTAACCGGCCGCCCGCTCGGGCCGTGGCCGCCTTCGTGGCCGCCCCCGGCCCACCGCTGCCAGCAGCGCGGGGCTGTCCCCCTCGGCCACCGCCGTCGACCCCCTCGTCCCGGCCAGGGGTAGAGCCCCCCACCACCTCGGCGCGCGCATGGGCTTGTCCTCTGTGCCACATCTCGGCAGGCCCCCTCGCGGCGCCGCTGCACCGTCCCGGCCAGGTTCCGTTATCAGCAGCCCGGCCGCCTACCCCGTTCCCGGGATCTCAAACCGGACATTTCGGACTTCCGTTCCGTTCACTCGTTTGGGTGTGTACGTTCCTGCCTGTCGAGCCCCCGACACTCGGGTGCCGACCTGCCTGGAAGGTGGTGATCGGCCGTGGCGACAGTCCGCGTGTCCGGTGTGGTGGTCAAGGTCGACGAGCGGACCGGCGTGAGTGCCGCGACTGCCGACCGCGCGGCTCGTCCCTGGGCGATCCGTACGGCTCGGGTGCTCATCGGCGGTGGGGTGGACATCACCCCCATCCAGATGGGGGAGAACATGCCTCTCCCCCCGGTGGGAGCCGTGGTCGACGTCGCCTGCGAGTACCGGGGCCAGTACCAGGGGACCCCGACCTTCGTGGTCATGGGGGATTGGGCCGCCGTGAGTCTCGTCCTGCCCGAGCAGCGTGACGGCACCAAGGACAAGGTCCCCGCCTGATGGTCTTCGTCGGCATGGTCTTCGGCTTCGCCCTGGCGCTGGTCTTCGCTTTCGCCACCGCCCTCGTCTACCGCGATCGTCTCCGCTCGCACTTCGACTCGCTGGAGTCTCGTACCCGGTCCGCCCGGTACGACCGTGAGCGGTCAACGGGTGTTGCGGCGATGCCGACCGACCCTGCCGCTCGGGCGCTTGCTGAGCGTCGGGTGTCGCTGGACGGTCGCCAGGCCGCCCGCAACGGAACCTCGGCGTGAGCGGGGGTGTCGTCGTGGTCCCGTCGCCTGGCGGCGGCACTCCTGGCGTGCCTGGCGGTGCTGTTCCTGCCCAGCGCGGCTTGGGCGGCCGCCGGGTGGTCGCAGACGTCGGTGACCCGGAACGGGCTGACGGTCGTTCTGTCGGCCCCGACGTACTCGGAGGGGTTCGTGACGGTGCCCTTCTCCGTGAAGGGCATTCCGTCGACGACGACGTATCTGGCGGTGCGCTGTGCGAACGGGACGGTGTCGGGGTCGGCGATCTTCGGCGCGGGCAGCAGCTACGAGGGGGCGGCGTCTCGGAGGGTTTCGTGCGGCTCGGCGTTGGGGGTGGCGCTGGTCATGTCGGAGACGGCGGTGTGGTCGGAGGTGTCGGTCTGGCGAGAGCCGGAGCCTTCACCGTCGCCGACGTCCACGTCGCCGTCCCCCACGGCCTCGCCCACGCCGTCGTCGCCGGGGCCGTCGCCGTCGTCGCCTGGTACGTCGCCGCCCCCGGAGCCCTCGCCTACGGACTCGCCTACCTCGCCATCGCCGGAGCCTTCTACGCCTGGGGGGTCCGAGCCCGGGGTGGCCGTCACCGGGCAGGTGGTTCTCGACCCCGACCAGTTCGACCTCCTCGTTGGGGGGCTCGTGGTCGTCGTGACGCTCCTGTCCGGCGTCCTGCTCGCGCAGCTTCGGCGGCCCTGAGGTGATCGTGGCGGCGATCGTGCTGGCGGGGACCATCGCGTCCGGGGCGGCTACGTGGCGGATCTACCACGCGCGCTGCCATGTGGAGGAGGTCCCTCTGAACCTTTCCTGGACGGGGCTCGCCTTCGGCCTGTTCGTGGCTGGTGCCTCGGTGATCGTCATGCCGGACTCGCTGTGGTGGCTGTTCGCCGTCTCCGGGCTCGTCGTCGCAGCGTTCTTCGCCGTGATGGTGGGCGTGCACGGCCGCCGTCTGCGCCGGCTGCTGCCGGTCTTCCGTGAGGCGCCTGTGGAGGTGGTCCCCGGTGGCTGAACTCCCTGGGCTGATCGTCGGCCCCTTGGCGCAGATGATCGTGACCGTGGCGATCTTCCTCCTCGGCTTCGCCGTGATCCGGGAGATCCGCCGGTGACCGTCCTCGCTCTGGCACCGGACGTGGTGCTCTCCAACTTCCCCGTCGACGGGTGGTGGGCCGCCTTCGGGTCGGCCGTCGCCCTCGGCGGGATGATCGGCGCCGTCGTGGCGCTCATGAACTCCTGGGGTCCCTCGTGACCCCGGGCGCGCCGCTCCCTCTCGGGGGATCGGTGACCACCCGGCGCTGCACATGCTCGGGCTACTCGGCCTCTCGCCGTACGCCCTGCACCTGCGCGCCGGACTGTCCTGGTCCCTGCGAGATCCCTGAGGGGAGGTACTGACATGGCAACTTCTGCTGCTGACGTCGTGGGTGGCTCGATCACCGGCGGTGTCGACTCTGCGCTGGAGGTCATCACCGACAACATGCCGCTGGTTTTCGGGGTGGCCGTCGCCTTCGTGGCGTGGTCGGTGGGCCGTCGCGTCCTCGGCAAGATCTGAGGTCGCACCACCACGGGGGCCCGGTCCCTGGTCGCTGGAATCGACCAGGTGCCGGGCCCCTTGCCCACAGTGTCTTACCCACGGGAGCCCCCCCGCCATGCGCTCACGCCCGATCGTCTTCGTCGCCCTGGCCTTCGCCCTGGCGGTGTCCCTGCTGGTCACCTCCCCGGCTGGCCGCGCCAGCGCGGCGGTGATCGCGCCCACGCCCGTCTCCGCTCCTTCGTCGGTCATCGCCGGTGGTCTTGGCACCGCGACGGCGACGGAGGCGGCTTCGGTGACGGCGCTGTCCTCCTACGGCTGGTCGACCATCGCAGCTGCGGGCGGGTACGCCTTCGGCATCGGGCTGGCCGTGGGGGATGGCGCCCTGCGCTTGTACAACCTCTCCGTGCCGCCGGAGCAGGAGATCAAGCCGCTGTCGGACTACGCGTGGGACTACCTCGCCGAGCGCTTCCCCAGCCCCAACAGCGACGTGACCGTCCCGGCCGTGTTCCAGCCCAACGGCGGCGCGGATTGGAACTACGGCGAGATCTCGGGGCGCTTCGGCTACACGATCTCGATGCCCTCCAGGACCGAGGTGTACACGCACGTCCGTTGCACCTCGGGTGAGTCCCCGGACAACACCGGGTACGTGTTCCGGCCTGGCGTCGGCGGCGGTGGCGCGTTCGGCATCGGCGCCACGGCGGATGACCAGCCCGAGATCGTCACGCTCAACTACTCCTGGGACTGCTCGGGCAAGGGCGGCCTCGGGGGGCTTCAGGTGTGGGGCCCCTACCCGGCCGGTCAGCGTCCCGACATCACCACTGCTGCCCCCGACGAGACGTGGGCCCCTGCTCAGGCACCGGCGGACTCGCCCTTCCGGCCCGCGGCTCCCGGTCCGGGCTCGGCGGGCGACCCGAACCGCCAGTGGGAGACGGAGGTGGAGTGCTCCGGGGGCTCGACGGTGTCCGCGGTTTCGGAGCTCTTCACGGAGTCGCAGGCGTCCATCCCCGCCCCGGCGCTCCCCGCCTGCCCGGACGGGGAGACGCCTGTAGGGGGCGGCGTCACGAAGATCACGCCCGGGGGCGAGGCGCCGCCGGAGACGGTCATCCCGCGTCAGGGGTTCCCGCGCGCTGACTGCGAGGCCGGGCGCTGTCTCCTGGATCTGCGCAGGCACACCCCTTTCGGCACGCGCTCGTGCTTCTCCGACCCGTCGGCCTGCGCTGAGTGGTACTCCGACCCGGCCCGGCAGGAGAGGTACGAGTGCACGTACGGCGGGCTGCTCCTGGACCTGGAGGAGTGCCGCGTCTACCGCTGGACCTTCGACCCGCTCGGGCCCGACTACGCCGACCCCCGGACCGGGGCTGACCC